GCGAAAGGAAGCATAATGTTTACACAACTAGAACAATCAACGGAACTTTTAAAAAATTACGAATTAGGAAATGTTGAAGAATACGAAAATAAAAAAGGGTTGGTTCTTTTGAAAGTTCTTGACCATCGCAACGTTCATCGCTATGTTCAAGTTAACGAAACCCAAACAGATGGAGTTGATAAAATGCAAAAATCAGCAAACGGTTATGCGGAACGCTATGATGTAAAATTTGGCATTCCCAATGTTAAACCTAAACCTGGTGAAACCTTTGACCGGAATAATGATTTGACACTTTCAGAATGTGGCGCAATTGTTTATCACCGTGACGGTCATGTAACGCGCGGAACAATTTTCAGCGCGACCAGTGATGCGTTTATTGAATATAATCGCCGCCATATGACAAAAGCCGCATTTGATGAACATTACGGTGAATGTGATGAAGTTTCCGAAAGCATGATGTTACATGGTGCAAACGGTTAAAAAAAAATAAAAAACCGCCCGCGCTGGAAAACCCCAAAAACAGCGCGGGCGGTTCCTATCAACCAGGGTTTTACGCCCGATCAATCCACAATGTTGACTTCACCCTTGCCAGCAAGCGCCGCCGTTTCAGACTGTTGCGCGGGCGAAAGCTTGTTGAAATCTGCAAGCTTGATTGTCCGACCAGAACCGCGACCACCGCCGCCGCCTTCATTACCCGAACCGCTTTGATCATCAGCTTTCAAAATGCTGTCTTTGTAAGGGTAAGCATCAACCATGATTTCAAGTGCTTCATCAACACCGGCAACTTCACCCATGTTTTTCTTTGAATACACTTTATTTCCGGTTTGGTCATATGGAATAACCTTACCGTTTTCAACCTTAAAGTTCTTGGCAAACGTTGCCTGGAACATTTCAGCCGGAACACCGATCTTGTTTTTCACGAATTCGGACGAACCAAAAGCGGTTTGCAATGTCATACCGTTCAAGTTTCCGGTCAAGCTTTCAATGGCTTTATCTTTTTCAGCCATTTGCGCGGCGAAACCTTTGCTGATTTCTTCACGAACTTTTTCAACTTCACCGGCATCAATCAATTTCTTTTGATCAATGTTTTTCAACGTTTCGATTGCTTCAGCCGCCTTGACCGGATCAAGGTCTTTGTATTTTTCAAGTTTCGCTTCAGCCGCTTCTTTCGCTTCACGGTGTGTTTTCGCTTCACCGTTCAACCGGCTGATAGTATCACCGGCAACGCTTTGTTCTTTTCCATCGCCCGCAATATAAATCGGGTCGCCTTTGTCATCTTTTTCAAGATTTCCATCAGCGTCAACTTTCCAACCGTTTTTGTTGTCAAAAGCAATCGGAAAAGCAAGCAACATGCTTGCTGTCATCATCAGGTTCTTTTTCATCTCATAGTTCCTTTCGGTCATCCAACCGTTGCGCCTTGATCATCCGATACCAGGCAATTAAGGTTCATTTAGGGATTGTCGTCATCGGGGTTGTTATCGTCATCTTCACCGAAATCATCCCCAGGAATTTCAGCCAAGATATTCTCTATTTCATCATCATGCGTGAATTCAGATGAAAGAACGCCGCGCCGCTTTGTTTCAGCGTGAAGTGTTTTCTGTGAAAGATCGCCATTTTCACGCAATGAACGCAAGTGTTCAAGACCACCATCACCATCAAGGAAATTATCAAACTCGGTGTAAACGTTCACATCTGGTTCTTGCCCGTCAAGATTCAACCAAAGCGCGGTGATCTTCATTGCGTTTTCAAGCGCATCTTTCAAACCAATCGCCCATGCACCAACCGCGCTTTTCGCTTTGCTTGCCGCCATTGCCGAATTGATAACAGTTGTGTTTGTTTGTGCGGTCAAGGGTTGCCGCCCCAATTCACGCAAATCTTGCTTGGTTTCTTTAATGTCACCAGCAAGGAATGTGAGCGATGTTGCAGCGGGTTCAACATATGACCAGGAACCGGAATTACCAGCACCATCAGGCGGCGCATATAAAACCTTTGTCGGGCCGACAGAAATTTGTTTGATATTACCGTTTTCATCCTTTTCCGGCTTCACACCATTGCCTGAAAGCATTGGATAAGCCGCAAGAATTTTCGCAAATTTCAATGCGCTTTCTTGTTGGTAAAGTTCAATTTGAAGATCAGCCGCATCTTGCATTGATGGAAGGTAACGATAACCGGAACCATCGCGCCGCCCTGTTGCAAACGGAACCATTGGAATAACGTTAATTGTTAGAACACCAGAACCTTCAACAATCCATTCTGTTTTTCCAGATGTTCCAGCAACAAGTTTCTTGTAAACCGTCCAGGTAACAGTACCGTTATCATCGCGTTTGAATTCACGAATTTTAACAATAGCACCAGGTTCAAGAATTCGGATCAACGTAATAATTCGTTCACCGTTCATTGTCCTGGTTTCAGCGGTTAGAACGTTGCGCCCCAATATATGCGACCAGAACGGGCGAACGCCCGCTTTCTTTTGATCGGCGCGGGTTTTGACTTTGCTTTTATCAACAGTTGGATAATCAATTAAAATCCAATCAATCGCATGTGCAATCCCGTTGAAAAACGTTTCACTTGCAAAAATTGAAAGATGATTTCCATCACCGTCAACATCTTCAATAAAATCGGTAAAAACCTGGTTGACCGCATCACCATCAGCAATTGAAACCGGTTCTTCAAATGGTTTTGCTGAAAGTGCTTCAACAATGTCGCGGTAAATGTTTGTGAATTTTGTAGCTTCAAGCCGAAAATCATAATCAACTTGATCTTCTTTCGGGAATTTTGGCAAAAACTTCTTTTTAGCATCACGCATGGTTTTGATACCACCCATGATTGCATCTGTTTTATCCCAATAATCAACCATCGCCGCGCTATCGGGCGAACGTTTATCAACATGTTCATTTTCAAACGCAACAGGACGTTCAATGAAAGTATTAAGCGCCGTAATTCCCTGAAACCGCATGGCCCGTATTATCCTCAATTGGAAAGAACATCATAATTCCGGCATCAGCAAGGTTTGGTGATTTCATTCCAGCCGGTTTTTTGTTCACGATTGTTCGCAATGATCCATTTTCGCCGCGCGTTGGTTGCGCTAATTCCTTCATAAGTTGATGCAGCAAAATCATTTCACTGTCAAGGCTAATGAGTTCATCAACAGGGTAAAGAATACCTTCAGTGATGTTTTTAAACGTCTTATAAAACCTTGATCTAATTGACCACCAAGCTTGCGCTTTCATGTTCCCATAAAGGTCTTTATTCATCGGGCTTTCATCATCATCGGGAATGATGCGTTCATATGGATTAACAACACCCGCGCCCGCGTTCCAGGGAAACAGATTTATAATACCCCGATCAACAATTTCATCATCAACCAAACGATTGAATTCAGCTTTAACACCAGAACCAACACCGATCACATCATATTGAACTTTAATGCCTTTGTAAGCGCGGCAACCTGCAACCATCTTGCGAGTTGTCACACCGGTATCACGTTCGCCCCATTCTTCAACATCGCGCCAAATGATCCATTGCCTCAACGCCCGCGCGTTTCTATCGGCACCTTCATCAGCAACATCAAGACCACCAAACCAAACGTTCGGAATATCTTTTTCTTCAAAACCTGTTTGAATGTTGCCGCCCGCATCTTTCCATTTGATTTTTTTGTGAGCATCAACGCAAGCAACAATCCAATCATATGGAATGATTGTATTCTGAACCGCCGCGCTATAATTCCGATCAACTTCTTGCGCGAAAACGTGCAACATTCCTTCACGTTCATATTTCGCTTTTCTGGTGTCATACCATTCTTGCGTTTTTTCAGGATGATCACGCCAATCAATCACGAAAACTTGCGTGAACCCTTTTTCAATTTCCTTACCTGGTTGCCATTCAACACCCGCTTCACGCCGCCGATGAAACACATTGCCAAGACCGTTCACCGATGAAATATCAACTTGCGTGTTTGTGTTGTCACCAAGCGCGGCTTCAATTTTTTCCGGTCTTTCGTAATGCGCGCTTTCATCTTTGAAATACATTGATGTTCGCCCGCCGCGCCCGATATTATCGCCTGCTTCACCCATGATCACCGAACCGTTTTCACGGTTGATAATTCGCATAAATGTTGCCTCATATTCAGGTAAGAAAACATTCGGTAAACGCTTCAGGATCATCCGCATCTTTTCAAAAATGCTGTCAGGATTTCCAAGCTTATCAACCAAATCTTGTTTGCGTGAACCCCAACCAATCGCATCATCTGCAATGAAGATCAGCGACCAAACAGAATAAGCACAAGAACACCAGGTTGCGCCCGCATCGCGGCATTTTTCAATCAAACCGCTTTCATCATCAAACCGTAAATTGTGCAAGAATTTGATGAATTCATCTTGACGTTCAAAGAAAACAAAAGGCATCCATTTTCCTGTTTTCTTTCGCGGGTTGTAAGTGTCCATCCAGTGCATGATGAATTCATCAGGACGGGTTGAATAATAAAGCTTTGCCGAACGCAACAGTTCAGGGTTTGAACGCAATGTTGCAAGCTGTTTAATCCGCCATGCATAAACAGCTTTGTAATCTGGCGGCCATTGATCATTTTCTAAAGCTTCAGGTTTCCAGGGTTGAACAAGCTTCACCGCTTCAACGTCTTGATCACGCCAACCGATAATTGAAGCATTATCTGAAAAATAGTTGTTGACTTGCATTTTTTCCACCGTTAGCATCATCAGCACGACCAACCCAAAACAGAAAGCGACAAATTTTGAACATTTACAAAATCCGCATAATCCGACCAGGGCAATCAACCGTTCATCAAAACCTTAAAGCGACAAATTTTAACGTTGCATATCGCCGCGCCGGTAAAAGTTTCAAATCTTGGCTTGATCAAGGCTTTGATGTTCAAGTTTACAACCCTGGTGAAAAAACTTCAATCCCTGAAACCCAATGGAAAGGTGA